TAATTAATCATCATTCGCCAACTTGGCGAAATAAGATAGAGAATCATCTACGTTATCGAAATCAGCCTTAGGCTTGGCGGCAGGTTTTGCTGCAACCGGCTTAGGCATATCTTCATCAAGGCTTGTAGCTTCAGCACGGGGTGCAGATGCACCTGTAGCAGCCAGAACCATTTGAAGCTTTGCTTTCAACTCGTCATATGACTTAAAGTTTTTAGGGTCAACAAACTCAGCTAATGAGTGTTGCTTCTTCCAGATTGACTCCATTTGATCATCATCTGCCAAAGGTGTTGCTGAATCAAATTCAGACTTATCGTAGTTACGATAACCTTCAACATTACGAATCTTAAGTTTAAAGTTAGCACCCTTCCAAAAATCGAAAGGATTAACTGGATCCTCATCCTCAAATTGAGGTTGCATCACATCCTTAATCTTATCAAAGATCTTCTTACCGAACTTATACAGTTTGACCGTACCTTCATTCTCAGGGTGTGCAGGATCTTTAACCACGTAGATATTAGCAACATAGGTCAGGCGACGTTTTTGCTTACGTACCAGATCCTTGTTAGCCTCGATACCAGAATTCCACAACTCAGTATTGAGTTCAGAAACGGGATCGGCTTTACCCAGGGTTGTGAGAGAGTTCTCGATGTACCACTTACCTGTAGGGCCTTGGAAGCCATGGTTCCAAATACGAACCCAGGGTAGCTCTTCGCCTGCTGATGGTGGTAGGAATCGAATGACTGCGTAGCCATTACCGGCTTTATCTACTTCCGGTTGCCAGAAGCGGTCATCTTTTGCGTTGTCTTGAGTCTGGGGTGTTGCAATCTTCTCGACTTCTTTCATCAATTTGTCGAAACCACCGGTACTCTTCTTCATAGAATTAAAATCTAATGCCATAATTTTCTCCTTGTATGCGTAGTATAGCGTTGTATTAGTGTTGTATTTTTATTATTCGTCATCATCTAGATCATCATAATTATCTACATCACCGTTATTAAGATCGGGACTTTCATCCTCCTCTTCTAACATATTATATATGCTCTTTCGATATTTGCCACTCTTATCGACACCTTTAGTAACCTTACGTACCTTCTTGTCGTAATCGATCTCAAAATTTTTACGTTTCATCTCTGTTACTATCAACTGCAATAAACGGCCAGGCTGAAATACGTTTCGTAATCTCGGACTGGTGATGTGCAAGTTTAATCAAATATCGTTGGGTTTCTCTAATATGTTCGGACAGTTCTGTCATACTGTCTTGCATGATACAAATAGACTTTTCAATCTCCGTAATACGGGCTTCAGAAAGGTCCAATTGCTCTTCGGTAAATTTCATTGTACTTGTCTTTTTTAATTTCTAGAAAAGGTGAATACTTCTTGATAATTCTTGATGTATCCGGCCAGACTAAATCATCTTTCAGGTCCTGATCTAGTTGATCAGTAAAATTATTTAGCTTATTCAGGATTACAAGAGTCTCAATTGAGATATCGTTCCGAAGATACATTTTTACAATAGGTGGGTGTTGCCCATTATTGCATTCGAAGATACCGTCAAAGGTAATACTGTTCTTATCGGCAAACAATACAGCCTTATCTAGTTCTTTTTTAAACGTATATGAGATAGATTCTATACGTTTCTTCCATCCCTGGTAACGGTCTTTGGCTTCTACGTCAAATACTCCGCCCCATCTATCACCGGACACAAAATTGGCAACTAAGAAGTCTACAATATCTTTATCCGAATACGTTTCCGCAACTCGGTTAATTGATAGAAGATCTTTTCGTTTAAGAAAGGAATTCTTAGTAGCACGAACACGTCCCTGCTGTTTAATTACATCATAACTATCCGTCGTAAAATGTAAGCGTAATGCCAAATAATAACGATAGACTTCAAAGGGAGCCATAATCATACAGGTAAGTGTCCTCGGGGTTTAATCATGTTAGCCTGTTCGGCTTCCATTTGAATCTTCTCTCGAAGCTTCTGATTAATCAATGAACCGATACTATCAATATCGATTTCTTTTTCATTACAATAATTAATAACTGCATCCATATAGGTTATCTTAAATGCCGATACCTGCTCATCAATGTATAAACTAAATTCAGTAGGAGATCTAAATCGTTTAGTAATTACAAGAGCATCGGTCAGTTGTTCGTTTTCGTCTGTCATACAAAGTAAATAAGGCCTAACATAACTGCTTGAATGGCGAAACCAAAACCAATTGTCACTACCATCAGCATATCTTTAAGTATAGCTGATTTTACAAAATAAAGCAACAGCCCCGTCCATAGCATTAACGTTATATCTAGTGGGGGCATCTTATCTGTTGCACCTGCCATAACGGCAATAAAGCCTGGAATGGTTGCACCGATCATTACCACAACACTAATCCATGCAAACGTATCGGCTGTGGCTTTTGTAAAGCCTTCGAAGTAAGAGAATACTTGATTCTTTAATTGGTTAAATTTTTCCATTTTTCTCACCGTAAAATATATGACGACCGATTTGACTAATCTTTGGAAGATTCCAATTAGGGTTTACATAATCGGCATGATAATACATTGCCTTATGCATTGAGGGTAATCTGAAGTTTTCTAGAAGTACCTTCTTAGCCACCTCCATTGACTCTTTGTAATGAGCATTAGATCTTACTTTAGGACCACTTTCGCAGTACCATGAGAACTGGCAAATGACTCTACCGTAGACTACATTCTTTTGATATACTACGTTACAGATATCAGAAGGGAACTTACCTGACTCTGCCCGGTTTAATGTAACTTGTGCGACTGCAACCTTACCTTCAAAGGGCTCTGTAGCCGCCTCGTGATAGATGTTCTTTGCAAGACAAGTTAACTGTCTATCTCTTTCCTCCATCGTAATTGGGGTACCGTTATACTGCTTGGTATTATGATAGTGGATTCTACTGGTAGTAAATTTGGTAACTAAAAATACCATTAATACCACAAGACCTATTTTTAAAAATAGATTAAAAGTTTTTACCATTGGTTTTCCTTATTAAGGAGGCTCCTGAGTTAACAAGAGCCCCTACCTTCAGATTACTTCTTACTAATAGTCTTAATATTATCTTGAGGGATGTTAGAAACGAAACCATTCAAGACATGAGCCTTTGCAATGATATCAATTTCTGAGGGATAGGCTGGGTAGCCTGGATGCTCTGGAGGCGTTTGACCGGCGTGTTTAGCCGTCTCTACCTTTGTGGCCCAGTCGTTAGATATTACTTCACGCTTACCGTAGTAATCGTCACCAAGCATATCTTTGGCCATTTTGAGAAGCTCGAGACGAATCTCGAAGGGGGTCATGTTACTCATAATAATCTCCTTTGTGTGTATGAGTGTTAGAAAATGGTAGGTTATTCTGTTACGAGGAAACCTACCGAAACCCTAAGCAGCGTTTAGGCTGCTAATGCGTACTTTTCATCGTTAGCATTTGTTTTTGTTTAGTGTTAACGACAACTCTGTCGGATCGTCCATCTTTGTACTTATTGCCCTGTCGAATCTAGAACAGGCCCATCATAAAGACTCTTCCATGCGTTATGTGCTTCGAAATAACTTAACCAAACACAATGTTCGCATCCTCTACCACAACATGTCGTTGGTGGTATTGGTTCTAAGGCCTTATGGTGGACCTGAGGAGATTTGCACTCCTGTCCAGAACTACTTTCGATTAACTTCATACGATCGTAATCTTATTTAGGCGACCTAATTCTCAACCGCCCACATATGGATTATACATGCTAGGCAACAACTAATCCACTCTTTCTTTCGTAGAGGTCCCGAAAGTACATTAGACGCTTTACGTGGGTATTTCTACGTTCAACAAACACCTGAGGCTCTTCATCGTCTACTGCAATTGCAACCACGGTTTGAGCAACCGGGATCTTAAACTGCTCTTCAAACATAATAGCGTAGGCTGAGCATTGCATAAAATAATTCTCGATATCTTCTTTATTTTTAAGCCGTTTAGCTGTTTTAAAGTCAATAACTGACAAGACCCCATCAAATTCTGCTACACAATCCACAGTACCAGCAATACGTAAATGATCAGAGTACATTCGTAGCTCTTGAGCGTATACGTTATTAATTCTATGTAACGTAGGTTTAAATTTATTAAACAGTTCTTGATCTAGAGGACTCTTAAATGCAGGTACTTTATTATCAATATACTGCTCACACAAAGTATGAATACGGGTACCACGACCAGATGCCTTTTGTGATATCTTATTAGCCTCTTCTTCACCCACCCTCTTACGCCACTCCATAATATAACCTATGTTGTATGCGGCAAGCACGGTAGTAATAGAAGGGTACTTATTACCTTCTGGGGTAACATAGTACCGAGTACCATTTTCGTTCAGTTGTTGTAGTTTGGGGACTTCACGGTCAAGCTTTACATGATTAAACATACGTTATTTTAATGGTGTCCGGATAAAACTTCAACTGCGTGGGCGAAATGTTTCTTACGGTCTTCTAAACCAATAGTACCCCCGTTAATCTTCTTAGTCATCATAACGAAGTCGCCAGAATCGGCGTACTGGTTAAGATTATTCTTATGCCAGAACCAGCAGGCAGAGTGAATAGCATAATAAGCATCTAAAAGAATATCAGGATTATCTAATAGCGTTTCATCCTGAAACATAAACCTTGAACAATTACGGTAGTTATCTTTACCGGTCAATTGAAGGAGCCCGCGGCCTCTGAACTTCCAACCATCACCAGACGCCTCAGGCCCGTTACCCATTCTACCGCCGTATGATTTATTAGCAATAAGTTCAGGCTTACCTGCATATTGCTCCGCCACTCCAGCCGGGTACCGTTGAGGCCATATCCTTGTCAATGTAGCTGCTTTATAGTTAAGGTTTTCCTCAAGCATTGAGAAGCCCCCAGACTCGTGTGCACATTGCGCAATGAAAGAAGCAACCCTTGGTACCGTTGTAATACCGTACTGAGGTAAAGCCTCACACATACTTTCATACCAGTCATCAGGTCCCCCTAATGCACGTGGTAGTAATTCTCTTACATGACTTTCAGTAAATTCGAAATCAAAACTCATTTAATTCTCCATGTCTTCGTATCTAATCTTAGCCAATATATAGTCTTTAACTAAAGAACTTCTCACAATATCAGCCGCTTCAAATTCTATTTTAGTAAATGCACCCATGTGATAGGCAATATCAAAAAACTTAAGAATACCACTCACATCGGTCTTCTTCTTATTTAGGTCTGTCTGTCTATAGTCTCCACACCAGATAATCTTTGACCTATAACCTACCCGGGTCATAACAGTATCAATCTCTTCAAAATTCATATTTTGCATCTCATCGACAATAATAATTGCATCGTCAAATGACATACCGCGTATAAAGGATGTTGATATAAACTCAATATGACCTTGTTCGGCTAACCTATCGTATGCATCTTTTCTATCAAACAAAGTAGCGCAAATTTGACGATATGGTTGTTGATAGATGTCTAACTTTTCGTCAATGTCTCCTGGTAAGTGACCCATCTCCCTAGATTGTACTGCTGAACGAACTATAATAATTTTATTAAAAGGATTTGTCTTATCTAATACTTCTTCTAATGCCTTGTATACTGCGATGAATGTTTTTCCTGTACCAGCAACCCCGTGAAGTGCTAAGAAGTAATCGCCTCTTTTATATGCGTCGTAAAATAACCTTTGATTATCTGTTAATGGCTCAAATGATTTTAGGTGATCTATTTTTAACCTAAGTGCATTTGTTTGTTGAACTTTTGAACTTGTGTGTCTTTCCTCGGTGTCGTGAACAATAGGAAGTTTCGCAGCTCTTTTAGTAGACATGTTTCCCCTTAAGAAAATAAAAAAGGATTACAGTATTACCTGTAATCCTTTACGTTAAGTTATATAACAAAGATACCCAGAATCATTTTCTGGATAATTTATCCGCCAAGTTACTTTTATAATTTGCGGCATGAATCTTAGACAAAACTTCATTAAAGCCTTGATCAGGTTTTCTAATTCCTAGTCTAACTACGTCACCCATGGTAGGAGCACCAATGATAACCTCTAGATTAGGATTCTCTTTTAAATACTCTTCACGAGAGTTCCACGACATAATCTTGTCGAAAATCTCTTCAGTATCTTTATTACGAAATATATATGTTGGCATATGTTTATTTATAACAGGTGAAGTTCCGCTATATTACCTTTATCTAAAATACCTGAAGGAAATATGTTAAAAGCTATAACATAACGGTCTTTATTAGATTTGTTTGGTGTTACCTTATGCTTTACATGAGATGGAAATATTAAAATACTATTCTGCTTAGGTGTTATAGCCCAGGAAAGAGCATTAAAGACATTATATTCTGTAGCTTGTAATTCAATTTCAGTAGGATAAAGAGGGTTCTTACTACTATTTAAAAAAATAATATCACCGCTATTATCACTAACCTGTAAGTATACAACACCTGAAAATAAACTATTTCTATGAAAATGGGATTTACCGCGATGGTTCTCGTTATGCTTTACTACCCATGATGTAGTTATATTAAAATATATTTGAGTAAATTTTAAATTTACTTTTAAAAAATTATCAACTACCTGTTCAATTTGGTTTTTAAAAGTTTTTAATTGAGGTACTTCCAAAATATAATTATTTACTGACATTACCCCCTCTAAAATATCAGACGGATTACAGGGTACATAATCTATACCCTTAACAAATTCTAATACCTCGCTATCGATATCTAAACTGTTCTCGTATAAAGGCGTGGAGAATAATGGTATAATATTCATCTATACAAACCAAACCGGGGTATTTCGATTTTTCCAGGATGCAAATGATTTTTTATCACCGATATAATAATTACGATAGCTCTGGATAGACGTATTAACTTTATACTGATTTGGCATGGCTGGGGTAGGGTCAGTTAACCAACCCTTAAAAGGTATATTTTTAGGCAACATACTAAAGGTATCTTTCATTCTTTCAGCCGAATGCTTCTTATCATACCGATGCGTATATTCTGTAAGCATTTCTAACCACAAACTATATAACCATTTATAATGTTCAGCTGATTGCCTTACCCAAATACCAGAAGGATGGTTAAAATGAGATGCTTTCCATACTAACTCTTCTCTAGAATCCGGTAGCAACCACCTTTGAATATTACGATTGTTTTTAGTCTTACCGTAATAAGGTTGCCCGTCCAGCACTCGATGAGCAGTAGACATTAACTGCCCGTACTCTAGAATCATTTTAACCACATGCTTATCAACGTGTTGTTGTGCGCACTCAGTCGGGTTGTTGCTCAAATAAAATATGTTCACAGGGATGTACCTCAAATGTAATACTAGGATTATCTATTAATATTTTAGTCTTAGCAACTTCTATTTCTTCTAACGTCTTAAAAACGCCTACGTGAGATGTCTTCTTAATACGATTCATCTTATCTCGTACCTGCATCTCTAAGTTATAAACAGTATGCATTTTATTTAATATCACCTAGACTGGTTTCCCCAGTCAGCTGTTCATACATAGTTTCAAATTCTTCATGCTCGGCGACCTCCTTAGAGAAGTTCTGCTTATGATAAACCTTAGCAAGTCTACGAAACGTTTTTTTACTCATTTCATATTCTTCACAAATATTAACAATAGCTTCTTTAATAAAATCTCGTTCTCCATCAATACGTGCCATGGATGCAGATAACTCATCCATACATTTCTTAATAGCTTTACGGGCGGCGGGGTCAGAAGGCAAACTCATTATAAACTCCTTAGTTTCAATTCTTCTTTAAAAGATTCTTTATATGCTGGGTGCATTGACGGTACATTCTCTAGACATGCACATATATGTTCTGTATTCATATCTTTTAGTAAAATATAGATTAACGGTTGATTACCATCTTTACCGTATGTACCCCATTTAACTACTTCACGAACTCTATCATGACCGTCTGTTATATAAACGCTTAATTCTTCGTACGGGTCATCAGCGTGAACATTACGTCTGATATACTCTAGTCCCCCGTCTACCATATACTCTTTACCGTTTTTATCTACGTAGACATTATAGTCATGTCTATGCCTAGATTCAAGAACCGTACCATCAGGGGTACGTATTGCATTATATACTAATGTACTCATTTTATCTTCTCATTTGCGAAAGTTCAACTGCATTATCGTCACTGAAAACAGGAACTAAATTAGACTTATGCATCGTAGCAACACCTAGCATCTTATCACCAGTATATCGCATAGTAGTTCTACCGGTATTAACAGCACCCTTATGCCCGGTATCTAAACTAGGATAACGAATAGTCTCGCGAATATAAGGAGTATAAACAGTACCAGGTAATTTTATCATATTAGGAATAGGTTTTTTCTTAACCTTACCCTCAGGTTTAATATCATATTTCGCACACCACTTAGCATACGCCTCGCGCTCAGCTTTAGGCATAGTCTTAGGTTTAACTTTAGATTTAGTATTAGAATAGATCATAATATATTATAATATAACTAGAGAATAAGTCAACCTTTACGGGGCTGACGTAACCTTACCTGTCTCACATCAAAAAATCTCTCTGGTTCAGGTAAGTCATCGCTTACTGACCATGGACTCGGTTTAGGCTTTTCGAAACGTTTAAGAAACGACACCCAAAGAGATTTTATTCTAAAGGGACTGATTCGTCCTTCTTTTCTTCTTTCACCTTAGCAGGTTTAGGAGTTAATGCCAGAGGAAAAGCTTCTCTTACGATATCTTCTTTTAAAGACTTATACTTTGTTTGTAACTTACGGTCTTTGGCTAGACATAATGCTTCTGCCTCCGTCCAATGAATACCTTCAAGCATATTTACAAACAAAGATTCTTTTTTAAGTTTAGGTAAAGTAGTCCTGGGATCTAACCAGACATAAAATCGTCTTAGTTCTAACTGAAGAGAGGATTCATTATATCCAATCGGCTTATCAGTATCTTTCCTGAATGGAGGCTCTCCCTCAGGCAGATCCATCTTAAGCATATGATCGTAGTTAAGACGAAGCAAAACTAACAACGGATCAGTTACGTTATCTTTTAGGACAGCAATCTTTTCTTCTCGCGTCTTAGCTACTTCAAATTTATCTAAAATTTCGGATACTAGTAGGTTCATTAAAACTCCTGGATATGTTCAATCATCTGTTTCATTCTATTAGTCATAAAATAGTCAAGCAACAGGCCTTTATCCTTAACGGGATATGTCGTAAAGGTATTTATAATCTCTTCTTGAATGTGTTTAGGAATCATAGATAGATCAACTAAAGTAGCATTACGATGATAGTTACGTCTTTCTTCTTCTGTATTACACGCAATAAAACCATTATCGAAAAATTCTTGAAGTCGTTTAGATGTAACAGACTTCTGTCTCTCTCCACTTACAATAGCATCATCAGCAGTTAGGATATTAGGTACCCCGTCACCTTTATCACCCTTAACAATATGCTCCATTAAAATCTCATGAATACTGGCTTCAGGTTTAATAAACTTCTTTAGTGTAGGAGAGAACTGTTTTACATGCTTATACTTCTGTAACTGATTAAAGTCATGGTCACCAGAAATAATAAGGAATGGGTTAGGTTCAGATACTAACGTACCTTCCTTAACATCGTTCTCTACCGACCAGTATACTAAAGAGGCAATTACATCATCAGCTTCTGCACCTTCAATTTCA